CTTTCTAATTCTAAATTATTTATCCTTTTGAATGCTTCAGGAAAGGAGGACAATCTATTGTCTAAAAGCACTGAAGTCAATCTTAGTAGTTATTTCAAACTACCAAATCCAGGTTTGAAGTCATACTTTGGCAATGTCGTGAAAGGACAACCGCAAATCTATGACACACCTTTCGCCAGAGGTGAATCAACTCCAGAGTTATTGGAGAATTGGCGTGAAATCCTTGAGTCAATCCGACAAGATTGGCCTACATTATGGGATTTTGAAAATGACCTAGCTGAAAAGGTCGGACCACTGTCCATTATGCTACCGTTGAAAGAACGTATGAAGGACATTGATCATTACTATGAAGACATTCACCTGTCTTCTGAACCTATTCTTGAAACTGCCCTGAAAGCAGTAGTTTCAGAATGGAATCCAGCTCGCGGGCTGAATCTCCGAAATCAATCAACTACAGTTGATATGATGAAGAAATCCACCAATAGTGGAAACCCTTACTTCACCAAACGGCGCAACGTAGTAAAGGAAACGGTACCATTACACGTAGCAATTAAGTCAAGTAAAGTGATACAGGCTCTACCCAGCGGAGATTGGGAATCCTGTGCCGTTTTGGGATGGCGTGGACAGGAAGGTGGTTATTCAAAAGAAGACGTGAAACAAAGAGTGGTTTGGATGTTCCCATTTGGAGTTAACGTCTTAGAGCTACAGTGTTATCAACCGGGAATCGAATTAGCTCAACGATTCAACATAGTTCCTGCTTGGGTTAGCATGGAATCGGTTGATGATCGGATTACAGCCCTGTTTGACTCGAAGGCTGAAAACGATCTTGTGGTATGCACTGACTTCTCAAAATTTGACCAACACTTCAACAGCGATATGCAGAATGGTGCAAGAACTATCCTTAGTAACATTCTAGCACATAATAGTCAGAGTGAAAACTGGTTAAGAGAAGTATTTGATCTTAAGTACATGATGCCACTCATGTATAATTATGGTCAAGTAATGTTTGGCAAACATGGTATGGGTTCAGGTTCCGGTGGGACCAACTTTGATGAGACGCTGACTCATCGTTCATTGCAGTATGAAGCTGCGATATTGAACAATGCCAGATTAAACCCAAATTCACAGTGTCTTGGCGATGATGGGATTTTGTCATATCCCGGAATCACTGTGGAGGATGTAGTAAAAGTGTACTCTAAACATGGTCAAGAAATGAATGAAACCAAGCAGTATGCTTCTACCCAAGACTGCGTCTACCTTCGACGCTGGCATCATACTAAATATCGTATTGAAGGTAAATGCGTAGGTGTCTATTCAACCATGCGTGCGTTGGGCAGGTTGAGATATCTCGAACGCTTTCAAGATCCAGACTATTGGAACGAAAGAATGGTAGCCTTGCGACAGCTATCAATTCTAGAGAATGTGAAGTACCATCCTCTGAGGGACCAGTTCGCACAATTTTGCATGAAAAGGGATAAATATAGACTTGGAATAGATATCCCAGGCTTCTTAGATAATATAGAATCTATTGCTAACGAAGCTATCGATCACATGCCGGATTTCCTAGGATATACCAAGACAATGCAAACTTCAGACCAGAGTTCGTACGGTATAAAATCCTGGTGGATAGTAAATTACTTAAAATCCCAACGTTAATCGAGATGGTGCAGTAAACCATTGGACC